AGCTGCGTCTGGATCGCGCTGGTCACGCCGTTTAGATACCCAACCTCTGTGGCATCGACCCCGGCGGGCCAGTCGGTGATGTCGGCAATGGCCGTGGCACCTGCCGCCACCGCTTCCGCCGCTGACGCCGCTGCTGCCGTGGCACTGGATGCTGCGGCGGTCTCGCTGGATGCGGCCGCCGTGGCCGATCCTGCTGCCGTAGTGGCCGATCCCGCCGCTGCTGTTTGGCTGGCTGCTGCGGCCGTGGCACTGGATGCAGCTGCCGTGGCCGACCCGGCTGCTGTGGTTACAGATCCTGCTGCCGTAGTGGCCGATCCTGCTGCTGCCGTGGCACTTGCAGCCGCAGCTGTTGCACTAGGCCCTGCGTCTACAACCTGATTGAAAAACAAAGCGGGTAAAGAAAGCATGATCCACGATGTGCCGTCGTAAACCAGTCTTGCCATTCCATCGGCTGGAAAATCGCCAGCCGAAAGATCATTTCCGTTCAGCCTCTTTATTGCTCGCGCGCCGAGTCCATTAAAGTTCAGGCTTGAAGCGCCAGTGTTCGTGGCATGGCTTTTCACCGAAACGAGAATACCAGAGACCAGCGAAAAAGTGTAATCCGCGTTTGTAGCAATGTAGCCATTCACCGTTCCCGTTGTCAGCGCATAGGCGTCGCCCAGATTTCTCACCTGCGCTATGGATGGCATCAGCTGGAAAGCGGCTACCACAGACGCTGCAAAGGCATTGATGTCTGCTGCTCGGGCAAAGGTCTGACGTGTCACCACTGTTGCGTCATTGAAATAGTCGTTGCTCACCGCAAAACCCTCCGAAGTGTATAGTTTATGGTGATTGAGGCGATCGTGTGCGGCACCTCGTTAATTGCATCTGACATGATGGCCAGTGAGACGTTTTCGCCAATTCCATCAAGGTCCGCGATCGCCTGTCCTTGGATCGAGGCGTCCCAAACGAACGTGTCCCAGACAGCCACATCCCAAAAACCACCACCACCAGCCAAGTCCGTGCTTTGCTCTGACCCTGATGGAGATTCGACTTTGCCGTAGCCAAAGTTTGCCACATAAGAGATCAGCGTGCCGAACCCACCGCTGTCGACGTCGATGAAGGCGCTGTGATACCGTTTGATCTGGGTTGGCGTTCCTTGGTGAAGAAACGTCAATCGCATGTAAGCCGCAATCGCACTGCCATCTGCTGACGTGCCCGAGTCGATCTGATAGATCATGCCAGCGTCATCACCAGCGAAAAGGATTTCGTTGCCTTTCTCGTTTTCACCAGAATGCAGGCAGAAGGGCTTGAAGCCCAGGCGGAAGAACATGCACTCTGGCGTTTGCCGGCCGAAGTAAATGCTGACGCCTTCACCGTCTTCATAGAACAGTCGGTATTGGCTCCGGCCCCGCACGCGAAGAGCCCCGATAGGAACAACGCCCGCCTCAGTGCGGCCCAAGATATAAGGCTCGATCAGGCTGGTCGATGTGCCGATCTGCCAGTTGCCAAAGGTATCGGCGGTGCGAAGGCTGCGCACACCCAAGTCGTCGAGAAAGTGCGGCTCGCCGATCACCTGCATGGTGTCTTCTATTGCGCCGCTGTCCTCAGCGATGTCTTTCAATTCAAAGTTGGAGTCATCTGTGCCGGTCAAAAAGGCGATCTTGTTACGGCCTGAAATTACTGTCGATGTGCGGGTTGATGATTGGAGACCGGTCAGGTCGGTGCCCAAATTGATCTCTCCGGCACCATCTACGGCGTTGAACGATAGCGGCAAGCCAGTGCCAGAATAGAGGACAGCGCCGCCGCGAAACCCCAGAAGAAGGTGATTGGAATGCACTGCCACAAAGAGCGGTTTGTCGAGCGCGTCTGACAGGCCAGTTCTGATCGGGACGGCAACGCTGCCATCCCACTCAAAGGCTCTGCCCTGGCCATTGGTCAGGTAGAGGCGCACCAAATTGGATGCCCCGTAGAAGTTGTGGACCTTGTTACGATATTTTCCACCTGCGGGCAGTGTGATCGCTTGCTGCAATCCGTTGGCCGCTGCCGATCCGCTGGATGTGCCTCCGGTTATGGTCTCGTTGTCTTGAAACGTCCCGGTAATGTCGGAGATTACGAGGTATCCAGCCGCATTATTCGCGGCGAATGTACCCGAGACGATGACGATCCTTTCAACGGTGGCAGTGGCGGCTGATGTTCCACCGGTGATCTCTTCGCCTTGTGTGAAGGCTGCGGTTCCGGCATCGAAGTCGATGAAATGTCCAAGGTCTTGCGCGACCCATCCCGCCGTGGTGGCCTTGTGCATGATGCAGGCATCGGCAGCGGCATTGTCCCGAAATCCGAAGGTGTCACCTTTGTACGTCGCAATGCCGCGTGCGGGGCCGGAGCCAGGCATGGCGGTGATCACGGCGCGACGCTTGGAAATGGCGGCGAGACGAAGGCTGGTATTCAGCGCTGCGGTGTCTGCCGTACCAACGCTTGAAGCGCCATTTGCGACAGCCACGGTCGCTGCGGAGACTTGCAGATTTTCGTCGTTTGCAAAGGTGCCGGTCAGATTATAGACGGCAATAAATCCTACGGCATCGCCCGAACCATAGGTTCCGCTTTGGACTGTCGCGTTCTGGATGACAATGCCTGTTGCGCCCGACGTCGCGCCGGTGATCGTGTTGCCTTCGACAATCGCCGTTTGACCAGCATCAAAGTTGATGAACGCATACCCGGCAAGGCTTGGCTTGGGCCGACCGTCAAACCGCTCATGGCCCATGACTCTCCTGTAGCCACGCGCCTCGCTTTCATAGTTCATCGCGCCGATCAGCGAACCCGGACGCTTTTGCATATGCGGCGTCACAAGATCCATACCGCCGCGCATGACGATGACTGATGGGCGCTGGCTCATGCCAAGGGACCGCCGAGGCTTGGCCGCGGCAGTTGGTGTCCGCGCAGAAGGTTCATAATCCGAGTGAACTCCATGCCGAACATGGGCTGCTGGTTTACGGCCTCGTCGAACTGGCCCAGGAAGATCAATGCGCGCCACTTGATTACGGCGTGAAAGTCCACTGGCATTTCTGGGACGTCAGCATTTGCGGTCATTATCTGGTTGCTTTTCCGGTATCGCCCCCGGATCGTGTAGCCCCTGTCTGGCGTTGGATAAAAACCAAGACGGCCATCGGGCATCACTGTGACATAGGCTGGCATTCCTGTCTCAGACACCGCCGCTCCGATCATGGCACGGCGCCGGAACGTGTCATAGTCCAAGACGTTGAGATAACCCTCTGTGGCCTGGCCCAAGACTGGATCGAAGATGGTGAAGATTTCATTCTCGCCAGTTCCACTCCATTGCCATGACGAGAATCGTGTAATTCCCATGGCGGCACCATCGTAGAACCGCGTCGCAGCAACGGTGTTGGCCTCAAAGTCGCCCTGCATCCATTGCCAGTCAGTCCGTTGCAACTGGATGTCAGCCCATGCGCCCTGCGTCCATTCAACGACGCGGTAGAGACGGCCTTCCTGACCGACCACGCTTTGCGGATCTCCAATGGTTGGAACGACGCCGCTCTCCCGAGCGACGTCCTGGCACAGTTGAAGAAAGGTCGCCATCGTTGATCAAGCCGCCTGAAACGGGTAGCTTTGGATCACGCGGGGCGGCTTGAGACCGAGGCCATCGTCAGCAGTTTCGTAGACAAACTCCTGTGCGTTTTTCAACGCTTCGACGTACTCTTCCGGCACCCATTCAGTCTTGTTGCGCGGGATGAACATGGCCTTGCCATTGACGCTGACAAACACGGGTTCATCGCCGCCAGCCTTGTCGTTTTCCGGGATGCTGATCCGCATGAAGCGGCGGCCGTCGACCATTTTTTCCCCGCGTTCAGTGGCGGGTGCTGCCGCGCTTGGCTGGTTCTGCACGGCGGGCCCGGCATCGCCCTGGATCTCGATATAGTCGAGTTGATACCCTGCTGCTCGAATACGGCTGAGAGTGGTCGGGGTATTGCTGGTCGGGGCCAATTCAAGGCCCATAACGATCGTCGCAAAGTCGCGCAACTCGGTGACGTCGCAGTCGGCAATCGGTTTCTTGATGGTGTTGGTCATATCAGTTGCCCTCCACACGGGTGAACACGACGCCTTGCGCGTTCTCCAGCGCGCTGATCGCGTCGATGGGCAAGGTGTATTCCTCACCGACATTCAGCAAGAAATTCCCTTGTC